CACAAAGAGCACTTGGTATCAAACTTTGGGTATCAAATTACAAAAGGTATCTAACAAGATTCACCAATTAACAATGAGAGGTGGAGCAAACTTCTTAGTAGTTTCTCCAAACGTAGCTACTATTTTAGAATCAATGAATGGTTTCTCTGCAAATCCTGGTAAAGACGCTTTACAATTTGCTGCAGGTGTAACTAACATCGGTTCTATCTCTAACAGATATGATGTTTACAAAAACCCATACATGACTGAGAATGTAATCTTATTAGGTTTCAAAGGTTCTAACTTCTTCGAAACAGGAGCAGTTTACGCACCATATGTTCCATTGATTATGACTCCATTAGTTTATGACCCAACTAACTTCACTCCAAGAAGAGGTGTTATGACTAGATACGCTAAGAAAATCGTAAGACCAGAATTTTACGGTAAAGTTATCGTTGAAGGTTTGAACACTTTATAATCTTTGAGTAGATTAGATAAGTAATAGACTTACAATAAAGAAAAAGGGAGAGTAGAAATACTTTCCCTTTTTTATTTATATAATTCATATTTATAGTAGTAAAACTATAAATTTTTAATAATGTCTGTAAACACATATTGGTCGGGTTCAACCTACAATGCATTTTTATCAGCGTCCGCATCAATGGAAGCAACACCATTTGGAATATATGATAACGATACTGATTTTAAATTAGATGCACCAAAAACAGCAACTTGGGTAGCTAGAAGATTGGGATATCCTATTGTCAATATTGAATTAGATAATCAACAAATTTGGGCATGTTTTGAAGAATCAACTTCGGAATATTCTGCACAAGTAAACCAATTTAATCTTAGAAACAACTTAGATATTTTAAGAGGTCAAAAAAAAGAATCAATTGGTGGTAAAAGTAATTATTCACAAACATTAGTAGATGGTTCATATTTACCAAGTGTAATTCGTATGTCTCAACAATATGGAACACAAGCTGGAGTTGGAGGTAATACTGCAATACAAAAAGCATATGTTGATACAACCGCATCAGTTCAAGTATATGATTTAATGAACCAAGCGGTAGATAATAAAACAAATAAAAAATTTAATGAAATATTTAGTGGGTCATCTACTATTGATGTAACAAAAGTATTTTATGAAGCAACTCCTGCAATTACAAGATTTTTTGACCCATATTCAGTTGGTGCACAAGGTACTTTAAATTTAATGAGTGAGTTGGGATTTGGTAATTACTCTCCTGCAGCACAATTCTTAATGATGCCTTTATACGAAGATATATTAAGAATGCAAGCAATTGAATTTAATGACCAGATTCGTAAATCAACATTTTCATTTAATATAGTAGATAATAAATTAGAAATATTTCCTATTCCCACCGGTGCCGGTATAACTAGAATATATTTTGAGTATATGAGTAGAGATGAATTTGAACAAGATTCTCAAACTATTCAAGCCAATTTACTTTCCGATTATTCCGACATTCCATATGATTTTATTCAATATAGATACATAAATGAGGTCGGTAAACAATGGATTAGAAAATACACTCTTGCATTAACAAAAGAATTATTAGGAGCAATTAGAGAAAAATATAGTTCGGTTCCGATTCCAGATGGTGATGTGAATTTAGATGGTGCGGCTTTAAGGTCGGAAGCACAGGTTGAGAAGGATGCATTGATAACACAATTGAGAGAAAATTTGGAAGAGATGAGTAGAAAAAATGTGATGGAAAACAAAGCACACGAATCAGACCATCATCAAGATATGTTGAGAAAAGTTCCTTTAAAAATATATGTAGGATAATATGCCAAAGTTTTTAGTAGGTAGAGATATCGAATTTTTTAGAAATGTAGCTAGAGAACTGGTTGATACGGTTGTCGAAAATACTTGTGTATTGTTTAAAATAAATTTGAATGAAACAAAAGTAAATATTTATGGTGAAGCTATGAATAAAACATGGCATCCCGGAGTTGAGTTATACACTTTAATTGACAAAGAACCTGAATCGGCTAGATACGAAGGATTTGGTGCAGATACTGACCAAAATATAAATTTTAAATTTGATAGATTATTGTGTGAAGAAAGAAATGCATATCCTGAAATTGGTGATATTATATTTTTTAATGAAGGATATTTTGAAATTGATAATACAAATGAAATACAACTAATAGGTGGTTTACCTAATGATGGTAGAAATTGGAGTATAACGTGTTCAACATTTATGGTATCTAAATCTAATTTAAATATTGAAGAAAGAATAAAATAATTATGGCAATAAATCCACTAAAACCGAATTTAAATAGAGGAAATCAAATTAAATCTACAAAGAGTGACTTAAAACAAAGTGTTACTCTTTTTGATATTGATTATGCTATGATGTCTTATTTAGAAGATGTGGTATTACCAACATTAGAAGATGGTAATGGTAAATCTATAAAAATTCCTGTTATATATGGTAACTCAGAAAGATGGAATGGTTCTCGTAGACAAGGGGTTTATAGAGATACACATGGTAAAATACAATTACCCCTAATGATGCTTAGAAGAACATCAATTGCAAAGGATGATACCATGCCAATGTTAAATAGACATGCATCGTATCAAGGTATAACGAAATATTCAAAAGATAATAGATACGATAGATTTACTGCATTGGGTGGTAGTGTAAAACCAAAATATGAAATATATAAAATAACTATGCCGGAATATGTTGAAGTTAGTTATGATTGTATGTGTTGGACATCTTTTACTGAACAACTAAATGAAGTTATTGAACAAATACAATATTCTGGAACATATTGGGGAGATAAAGAAGGTTTTAAATTTAGAACAACTGTTGGTGAATTTAATGTTGTAAATGAAGTAGGTGAAGGAACCGAAAGAATCAATAGAATTGAATTTAGTTTATCAGTTAAAGCGTATTTACTTCCAGAAAAATTTGATGGAGAAAATACTACTAAAAAATCAATGTCTACAAAAAGAGTAGTCGTTGCAACTGAGACCGATGTAACTGGAAATGGTAGATTGGAAGGTTTATTAACAACTCCATCACCATATTATGATAACAAAGATTTAATTGACTTTTTATCTTTAAATAATAGTATGACCGGCTCAATAACAACACCAAACTCCGCATCCTTCAATAATATAAAATTAATACAAGCACCTCCACAATTAGCATCGGTAGTCACATCAGGAATAACTTATAGTGGAAATCAATATGATGTTAAAACATATATAAATGGTGTTAGATATTATTGGAATACACACATTACCGGGTCTGTAAATAGTACATCATTATCATTACAATTCTTAACAGGTTCTTTAGGATTTAGTGTAACCAGTACCGATGAAGTTACTATTATAGGTAAATTTATTGATATTGTATAATGAAAAGAAGTTTATTAGATATAACTCAAAAAATCAGTAGAAAACCTGGTAAAGCCGTTTTAACTCCAAAAGATTTAACAAACGCAACTCATTTTATTTTTGAAGCTACGGGTTGGAGATTTGTAGATATATTAAGAGAAATTGAATATAGAACTACGCAAGATAGATTGCAAGTTTATATTAACACACAGGCGATAAGTGGAACGGATTATATAGTTGAAGAAGGTGGAAATGGTTTATTAGTTAAATTTATTAAGAGTAGATTTGAATTCATTTTGGATGATGATGATTATATTGAAATAAAAGGAGATATAGAACAATATGCTTAAACAATTTTCATCAAATACTAGAAAGTTAAATAGGATTGTACCAAAAATAAATCCTAATAATTTAGTGTCTACTGATTTGACGGGAAGTTTGCTAAATATTGAAATACCAACTAATACTAAATTTGAATCTAAAGTTCGTACAAATCCAAACCCAATTAAATTAGTAAATAACAAAACAACTATATCGGATTTTTATCAAGAGATATTAGAAAATAGTGCAAGATATAACCAAAGAATAATTGATGAATTTGACAATAATACAAATACATTAACGATATACAATGTTACATTAGATTACGGAACCGAAGGAGCATCACCTAACAATTTTGAAGTATTGGTATTTGGTTTACATATTCCAGGAAATTATACAATAAAAGAAGTTGGAAATAATGTAGTAATAACTTTAAATGAACAATACATAGATTACGATAATGTGACTATTAATGATATTTATGTTATGGGTAAGTTAAAAGATATACCAATAGGAACAGAATTAGACATAGTTTTATCAACTGAAAATGACGAAGAAATAATATTATAAAAATGGCACTAAGACAAACTAAAAAAATATCAGAGCTACCTGCATTAAGTCCGGCATCATTAGATACGACTTTTGTAGTTGGTATATCAGGTAGCACAACATATAAAATTTCTATAAACAATTTAACATCTTCATTAGATACTACATTTGCAACGGACTTAGTGACTAATACATTAAGTAGTTCATTAAATACAAAATTATCTACATCGTCTTTCAATTCTTATACTGCAAGTATTTCAACTGCAAGTTTAGTAACATCTATTTCAAATTTAAATACATTCACTGCATCACAATCTACATCTTCATTAGTAAGTAGATTAAACGTAATTGAAAGTGTAAGTGGTAGTTGGATTACTGAAAGTGAAACGGGTTCATTTTTGACATCATTAAGTGGAGCAATAAGTTCTTCATCTCAATTAACATCATCATACGATGCAAGATATACATTGAGTGGAAGTATATTAACAGCATTTTCACAATCGGTAGATAATAGATTGGATAGTTTAGAAGCAGAAATTAGTTCAAGTGTGAGTTATGTTTTTGTAAAACACGATGGTGTACAGACACCACCCGCTTCAGGACAATTTTTTAAACCAAACTATAATATTAGTGGTAGTATATCATATGATGTATCAACTGGATATTTTACATTACTTGCGGGTAAAACTTATTTATTAAGAGCTGCATATTCTTTTTACGATGATAATTCAAATGAATCTACCCATGGGTGGTTTGATGTAACAAATAATACATATTTAAACGCATACGGTAATTATCCACAACCAATAGCAGAAACTATAATAACACCAAATACCAATATACAAGTTGGTGTAAAAAATGGAAGAATAGGTACACCCACATTGGATAATAGTACATCATATGTTTTAATACAAGAATTGGGAATTGGTATTGTACAAGGAATAACAGGTTCTACCGATTATACACAAATAATAAATAAACCAACTCTAATTAGTGGTAGTTCTCAATTGACATCTTCATTTGATTTAAGATATTTAGTAACTGGTTCAGTAACATCATCTATAAATGCATTAAATACGGCAACATCATCTTATGAAATAAAAGGTAGAGGTATATGGAGTGGTTCTGCACAATTACCAACGGGTGTAGTTTCAGGTTCAGCACAAACAATACTTAATTTACCAACGGGAGTAGTTAGTGGTTCAACTCAATTGACAACTGCATTCCCATCAAAAACAACGGGAGCTTGGTCGGTACCAGCAGGAGCATCTACACAAAGTTTTACAGTAGAAGCCGGTGCTTCATATACAATGTGGGTAAATGGTAATATTCCAAATGGTATTATAACTTGGAACGCAAC